GGGAAAGTGAATTGCAACCTTCATAGCCCAAATGTACGCAAGCCCAATTACCTGCCTTGGCCGCCGTAGGGTTTGCGGTAGTTCTTGCTTTCCTTCCGGCGGCTGGTCTTCGTCTTCGCGTGAACGCCCGGTCGCGACACTTCGCGCAGCACTTTGGTGTGGGTGGTTTGGGATTTCGCCATCAGAACATGGTTAGCAGTTGCAGCAGGTCGGCGATGTTGATGACGCCGTTGCGGTCGATGTCACCGGCCAAGTCATAGTGCCCGGCCATTCCGGCCAGCACGTAGCCGAGCAGTTGGATGGGTGAAAGCACCGTCATGGCTCAGCGGGAAACCAACCTTCCGCGATCATAAATGCCTCGTCCCTAACCGTGACCGTGCTTGGCACGATGTGGCGGAACGGGAACGCCTTGCTCGAAAATATCACCTGCATCAGCGTCATGCGCTCCGCGTCGGTGATTTCGGGGAACAAAGACACCAGCCGCTCCAACGTGACCAGCGGATGCACCGGAATGACGTAGTCGAGGTCCACCTGCAACGCCGCCCTGCCGTCGGTCGGGTGGTGGATGATGCCGAACACCGTGCCGTCGTGTTGGTCGGGCGTTTGGAATTGCAGGGGCAGGGTGATGCAGTAGAGTTCGCGCGTGATGAACTGCGCTCGCTGCGGGCTGCTTAAAATCCCTTCGGGGCGGACGATGATGTAATTCATCAGTATACGTTGAAGTAGTCGTTAAGGGCGGATTCGATGGCGGTGCGGTCGGTGGATTTGTCGGCGTTGTAGATGATGACAGCTTGAATTTTGCCATCAATTGAGGCCCCGGTGTTGATGTCGTCGCCAATGACGAAATCGGTTCCGTCGTCCAAATTTCCCAAGTTGTTGACGGCGCTGCTTAAGGCCAGCGCCCCGTTGATGTAGTGTGCGCGGGTCGTGTTGTTCACGTAAATGGCGCTGATGATTGCTTGGTTTGTATTTGTAATTGTTGACGCCCCGGTTTGCAGGTCGCCCTCAACGTAGAAACTTAATGCGTTCTGCGGCCCGGCGGTAAAGTTGCTCGCCTGACGCGTTAGGAGGAAATCAAATCTTGTTCCCGCCGTGTCCTGCAAACCAAAGATGATTTCACGTTGCGCCCGAGTTGCGTTGTCAAACGAAGACACGCTAAATGCCGACCCTGCGGAACCGCCGAGGAAGTTGCCTACGTATTTGAGTGAGTCGCCGCTGCCGTCAAAGTCCATCGCGGCAATGACGTTTTTCACAATTACGCCCGTGCTGCTATCGTAGATTTTCGGTTGGTTTGCGGTCGTGGTCTGCACCACGTCGTAGCCGTTGCCACTTTGGTCGTAGACCGTGCGTAAAAAGCAATTGGTGCCAGTGCAGAAGGTGGTGAGGGCTGCCGTATCGAGGTCTACGCCGTCAAAGCCGATGTCCTGCTCTGTGCTGTCGCTGGCCCTCCGCACCCGAATGCAGTTGCCCGTGTAACTTGGGTTCATCCAAGCCACCGCGTATACCGCGCGAAGTCCGGTAGTGTATCCGTCAAGGATGGCAGTTGCAAGCGGTGCTTCCTCCCAACTCAAGGCCAGCGTGAACGGCGGTGTGCCGTACGTCTGCCCGTCGAGATACTCCTGCCACTTGGTCGCGGTCGAAGCGTAGGCGGTGTCATCGGCGAAGGTGTGCAGCAGCGTCCACGTATCTACGTCGGTGTCCTCAAACGCTTCCGCCTTGTACCAAATTTTCCGGACGATTTTGTTGCCTGCCGACGGCGTGTTGGACTGAATGTTGAAGCTCTCCCCGTTGCCCTCTGCGGTCACGGTAAAGTAGCGTTCGACCGTCAGCGATGCGGTGTCCGCAAGCGCCCGGTTGGTGGCGGCTTGCGTCGCGTAACGCTGCCCGAAGGTGTTGCTGCCCTTCACTACGCCCGTGCCGGTCACGGTGGTTCCGGTAATGTTATCGACCGCGAGCGTGTTGGTGGAAGCGGTGTAGCGGAAGGCGTCCTCGAACGTCAGATTTCCGGCGTTGTCCTGATAGAAGACATTGCCAAGGAACCCGCCCGGGGGCGGTGACCCGGGCACGTAGCCGACCGCACCCGGCGCCCACGTGCTGCCGTTCCACACAAGACCCTGCCCGGGGTTGGGCGTCGTGGACGCGACGTTGGAAAGGTCAGCCAATCGGTAGGCCGGGGTGTACGTGCGCACAAAGATGCGCCCGGTGTTTTCGTGCTGCCGGGTCACAACGGCTAAAGCGATGCGGTGATTGGGTGCAGTCGGTGGGGTGGAAGTCAACTCCCCGGCGGTGGTCGATGCGTAGAGCAGCGTGCCGACAGGGTAGGCGAGCGTGTTCACCCCGTAAATCGTGCCGTAACTGCGCACGTGGCCGTTGGCTCGGTAGGCCATGTTCTCGACGCAAACGCCAACCAGGGTCTTGGGGTCGGTGCTGCTGCTTGCGCTAAACGGGATGATGCGCGGACGGTCGCCGGCCGCCTCACCGTTAAAGCCAACGACCTGCCCGACGGTGAAGCCAGGCAGGTAGTTGTTGGTCACGGGGAAGTCAATCTTGGCCGGTCCGCCGTTAATCCACAACGAGGTGACCTCGTCATACACGAGAGCCTCGCGATCCAGCGGCTCGTCAAGGTTGACGTCCGTAAGCGCCGCGAGGGTGGCGCTCACGTCGCCCGGAATCCACGTGCCGGTCGCGTCGTCGTAGATGAGCGCCTGCCCGTCGGTCGGGTTGGGTGCGTTGACGTCGCTGACGTCGTCCAATTCAAAGATGCCAAGGTCTGCAAGGGCGGTGGGCAGGGTGACATTGTCGCGCACCAGCATGACCCGGAACAGCATCGTCTGCGTGTAGAGGTCGATTGACTCGAACACGTCGGTCGCTTGATTGATGAATCGGCACTCGGCGATGGTCCCGCCGGTGTAGCCGTCAAGCGCCGACCGGCACAACTCCGCAAGGGCGTGCGCCTCCTTGGGGCGGTCCTCGATGACAGAGACCTGCACCGTGTGCACGTCCATGTTGGTCGTGTTGTCGTGCGTATCCGCCGGGTCGGTGTTGGTCAGCTGCACCACGATGGCCGGAATCACTCCGCCCTCAAGCCGAGAGACGGGATAGATGCGGCTTGTGGTGGTGATGGCCGTGATGTTGGCATCCGCTTTGAGGATGTCGATGATGAGGTTAATCATTGGAATCCTTTGCGTTTTTTAAAGCGTTCGATGACCTTAACTACGTCCCTGCTGAACTTCTGCTCCACCACTCCCTTCTTGCTATCAAACGCCTCCTGATAAAGGTTGTGGCCCTTGAATCCCGGGTGCTTGATGGACGCAATGCGATGCACCTTGCCGCTCTCCGCGTTGCGCACCGTGAACGCCCCGCGCCCCGTCTTGCGCCGCCCATCCACTGTCCCAAACTTGAAGCCCCGGCTGAACGGGCGAACGATGCCCACCTTCTTGCCCACGCCCCCGGTGCGCTCCGACGCACCTTGCCCGGCTTGGATGAGGTGATTGTAGCGGATGGGCCGAGCGACGTAGCCCTTGCCCTCGTCGAGGTACGGCGAGGCGCTGAAGACGTTGAAGCGCTTGGGGCCGGTGCGCACCACGACGTAGGGCTTGAAGCGCTTGTCGTCGCCTGTCGTAATGACCTGCGCTTTGGCCCATGCGCCCGTTCCTGGCAACTCGTTACCGAGGCGCGACGCCTCCTTCTTGAACGGGATGACCGCGCTGCGCTGCGCGTTCTCGATGGGCTTGCCCTTTAACTCCAACGGGATGGCTTTGAGAGCCGCCTCAATGGCCTTTACGCTTGTGGGATCTACGCCAAATTTGACCGCCATCAGTTCCGCAGTTCAGTGTAGACGTTCATCTCCTGCCGACGGTTCACCTCTTCCACGCCGGTGATGTAGTAATACAAACCGCCGAAGCTGATGCGCATGGTGGCGTTCACCCCGGAGTTGTAGCGGATGTTCCAAATGGTGCGGGTGAGCGCGGTCTGCCGGTCCACCTCCTCGCGCTCCGTGACGCCCTTGTCCATTTTGTTCGCCCACACGGTGGCGTAGGTTTGCCACGTGGTGGTGTCGAAGTTCCAGTCATCTTTGGATGTGACCTGCTGCTCGATGACGATGCGGCGGTCGAGTTTGCCGATTCTCATGCGTACACTCTGTAGGGCGCCAACAGCGCATGCACGCCGATGGGCAGTTCGGTGGCGATGGTTCCCGTCAGCACCGCCTGCCGGTTCTCGTAGAAGTGCCCGGCGAGGATGCGGATGGCCTGCAAGATGGGGCCGGGCACGGTGCTATGACCTGCCGTGGCGTTGATGATGACCTGATTGTAGCGTTCCAAGTACACCGCCGGTGGCGCGTCAAAGGCGATGCGCTGCGGGGTGCCCACCAGGTCAGCGTACCACCGGGCGGTGGATAGCGTTTGCAGGACGTTGTCCACGTCGTAATACTGCACCGACGAGATGGCGGTGACCGGCCCTGCGGGGAAGGCCATGTCGGCGAACGAATCCATGTAATAGGTCACCGTGCCGCTGCCGAATAGCCGCCCAGTGTATTCCTCGCACGCCTGCCGCGCGGAGGTCAGCAGAAAGCCGAGCGTGGTGTCGTCATCCGCCCCGTCCACCCGCAGGTAATTCTTGAGGTTGGTGAGGCTGATGAAGTTGGTGTCGGTGGGTTCAGCGGCCCGTTGGTAGCGCATTGTCATGGGGTAAAAATAAGAAAGCCGGGGAC